GCATCAATGTCACCTACGCCAGGGTCAGAAGTCGTTAGGTCTCCAATATTATTGGAGAAATACCCACTTTCTTGTTTATAGAGACCTTTGTAAGCAGATCCACTACCTCCATTGATGGAAGTTGAGGAACCATTACCAAGGAAATAAACGTGGGTTGTATACCCTACTGACATTTACTTTTAGTGTTTAGTCTTTATTATTTAGAAAGAACCATAGTCTAGAATGTCATCATCACTTCCATCAGATCTATCAACAATTTCAAATGGAGTGGTGAATTCAAAGTCTGTTCCATTAAAGATAAGAATATTGTTTGTTGAAGGAATGCCAACAACATCATACAAAGTAACCAGAGTATTTCTACCTACTCCTGTGAGATTTTCTTGAGATGTTGCGATAAACCTTCCCTCAGAAGAACTGTAAACAATTACATCCCCATCGTTCACATCTTCCGAAATCAACTGACTAAAGCTTCCAAGAATATCAGTTCCAATAAACTTGCCAGTTCCAGAATCGTAAACAATTGAGTTTCCATCTGTTTTTGCTGTATTTCTATCAACATCATCCAAGAATTCAAGTCTGACTTCACCGCCACCACCTTGGACTTCAACTTTCTGAATGGTTTCATAAAGCATCTTACGAAGTTGGTCAACCTCACGCTTCATTCGAGCCATCTCAGTTTCAGTCTCATTGAATTGCTCCTTTTCTGGAATCATTTGTTCCAGAATCTCAAGAGACTTCTTGATTGTGCTCTCTTCTTTAGGTACTTCTTGAGATACTATTTCACTACCAATACCTTCTGTTGGTTCTAATGGTTCATTGATAATTTGTTCATTTAATTCTTGCTGAGTTTTTTTGATGTCCTCAACAATTTTATAAAGAGATTTGATGTCACTTTCAATTGGTAAAAATCTTTTATTAGATTTCGTTATGGACTCTTGAAGTGTATCAATATCATCATTATAATATTTTACCTCAGGAGTTTTTGAAATTTCTTCTTTTAAATCAGTAAAATACTTAAGAAGTAATTCATCAGTTTTTACACTCTCTTGATTATACTTCTCTAATTGTTCTTGTACAGATTGCTTTAGTTTATTATACTCACCTTGTATCTGTTTTTTTAATTTTCTATCATCATCTTTGAACTCGTTATGAATATCAAAAATTTTCTGAGATGATTCTTTAATATTTGCAAGAATTTGTTGCTTATCCTCTACAAAATTATTTTTTATTTCATTAATAAGAACTTTGTTTTCAAATACTTTTACATCAACAGTTTCAAGAATTGAGTCGAGCTCTAAACTTATTTTTTCTCCTACAGTTCCAATACTGTCATTTACGTTTTCAAGACTTTCCTCAACTCCTTTAAAATTTGCCTCAATCCAAGGAAAGTTCTTTTTGACAATTTCAATATCTTCTCTAATAGATTGAAGATCTTCATCATAATATTTTGGTTCAGGGAGATTAATAATATCTTCCTTAATTAAATTGATTCTGTTTTCAATAGAATCAATTTGCTCATCATAATACTTTACTTCAGGAAGTTCTGAAATAGTATTACGAACAAGATCAATCTGTTCACAGATTGCTTCAACTTCTGCATCGTAATACTTTACTTCTAGTATTTCACTTCTTACTTCATCAACAATTTCACAAAGTTTTTCTAACTCAGCATCATAGTATTTAATTTCTGGAATGTCTGGGATTTCTTCCCTAACATCATTAATAATTTTTAAAAGTTCTGGCCACGGAGGAATAATATCCTCAACCTCTGCAAAGGTATTTCCTTCAGTATCTTCTATGGTTACAGTTTCTTCTTCGATATAATCTTCTACAGAGGGAATATCGTTATCTTCTTTAATATCCTCTATTGACGGTAAATTATTATTCTCTACAGCATTTTCAACAGAAGGAAGATTATCATCACCCTCTACAAAGTCCCCAATAGAGGGCAAATTTTTATCAAACAGATCTTCAATAGAAGGCAAATCTTCTCTAGACATTTTATTAGTAACCTATTACTTTGGGATTTCTCTCCCTTTGTGCTATTTATTATCTTCAGTAATTCCGTTCTTCAATAGTTTTGATAACTCTGCAGTAGAACCAACAAAAAGTGCATTAGTAACATTGGTTGGTCCTTTGACTTTTTGCTCATCAATATCTTTTAGTTTCTTTTGCAAATCAATTAATTTATCTGTCGCATCAGCAACATTTTTAATTAGTTGTCCAGCAACTTCATAAGCTCTTGGCATCTCACTTTCTTGTGCAAGTTCTAAAATACCATTGAGTGCTTCTTGACCTTTTTCGATGATTGAATATAAGTTGCCTCTAGTATACTCATAATCTTTTTTGAGATCATTAGAAACTGATGCTATAGATTCTACCTTTTCTTCAACAGATTCTACTTCACGAGATACTATATCTCCGGCAACATTAAATGTATCATTAAGATCATCGAATTTTCTTGTCATTTTCATACTGTTTCTTTACAATGAACCACTAAACCCAAAATCATCCCCAAATTGAATTAGATTTGCATCCGCATTGGTAATTAATTTGACTTCGGATCCAGAAACATGAGATGTTGGAGTTGTTTCATCATATCCACGTTCAACTGTGATTTTACTTCCGGATTTAGAAGCAACTCTGAAGTTTTCGTTATCAATAACTATTACTCCACCAACAGAAATTGTTGATGCATCATTAACTTCAATAATAGTCGATAAATCTGTTACATCCTTAGAAAGGTTTGTAACAACGTTGTTAGTATAACTCTTAGTTGCTACTGGTTCAACGGAATAAGTAACCTCTCTTGTTGGGGTGCTTGTACGATCTCCTGCAATATATCCAACAGAAACCTTTTCGATAATATCTTTGGAAACATCTGCGATGGGACCAAACAGATATGTTTTTGCTGTAAATCTTAAAGTATAAATTAAAGCTCTTCTTGTAGAATAATCTCCTTCATAATCATCTTGCATTGATATTCCTTCAAGAACAACAGGAATGTCTCTTTTTTCTCCAATTGTTTCAACAAGATCAACACTCATAGTATATGCGGGTTGAAAATATGGAATAATTTGCTCGATAATCTGAAGCATATCATCATTTAACTTAGTCATAATGCTAAGTTCAAATGACATATTATATGGAACAGGCATATAAGACTTTCTTGGTTTAGTCTTATCAGACGTTAAAGATGATAAAAACGTTTGAGTAGTTGTTACCTTTCTTGAAGTGTCATATGTCAATCCAGTAAATTCGAATGACATTCTAGGCAATGACATTTGAACTGGTTTGTTCAAATCAGAAACTTGTTCTAATCTTGCCAAAAACTTTTGAATTGGTCCATATGCAAGAGGAACTTTGATCGTGCTTACGACCGAATCTGAATTGTCCGTATGTTTAATTGAAATGTCATTAAACAAAGAACCAAACGAAACAATAGTTCTTCTTAATATTTCGTGGTAAAAATATTCAAACATTTGTCAGGAGATTACGATATACTATTTATGGATTTCCAAAAGGATTAGACTCACTGAAATCTATAATTGCATCAGCCTCAGATTCAATGGTATCGTTTTCGGCATATGTGTCTGTTGTATTATACTTATTGATTATTCTTACTTTATAAGTTGCTCCGGATTCAGAACCAGTTAATACATCACCATTCACAAAAGATCCTGAGATATTAGATACCTTCAGTAAATTATCAACCGAATTCCATTCTTTAACTAATGCAGTGGTAGAACTTATACTTCCAACGACTGTTTCATTATAGACATATGTTCCTGATCCAGAAAAATATGGAGAAGAAACTGTTATAGTTGGTGCTTCTGTATAACCAAGTCCAGCATTTGTAATATAAATTGCAGTAACAACCCCTGCGGTGTTTATGTGCGCTCTTGCAGTTGCTGTTACTCCAGCACCTGGAGCTCCACTAAATGTTACCGTTGGTTCTCCAACGTATCCAGAACCTCCAGAAGTTAAAGTAACTATACCAATGACACCATCACCAATAGTTGTTGTTGCCGCAGCTCCTGCACCCCCACCACCAACAAATGCAACTGATGGTGCATCGGTATATCCATATCCAGGATTTACAATTTCAACTCCCTGAACTTTATAGTTTTCAGTATTTCCATTACAATCAACCAGTCCACCAATGAGTGTTGCAATTCCAACTGCAGTTAGACCTCCTGCTGGAGCAGAAGAGATAGCCACTCTCGGAGATGATGTGTATCCGTTTCCTCTATTTGTAACAGTGATTAATCTTACACCACCATCTACAATTCCAGTAAAAGCTGTTGCGGTAATTCCCGCACCAACCATAGTTAGAGATTGAATATAACCTTCATCTTTCACATTATCATCAATTTCCTCAACTCCAGTGTCAATAACCTCATCCTCATATCTAAACAATTCGCATCTTAGTTCGTAAACATAAGTTTTTTGGAGTTGATAAAATGGTTTTTCATGCTCAACAAATTTAATTTCAAATAATCTATCTCCGAGTGGAAACCAAATTAAATCACCTTCTTTTGGTCTGGTTGACAGTTTGATATCTGGTATATTTTTTGTCAGTGGTGAAATATAGGTTTCAAATCTTTCTTTTGATATGATTAAACTTAAATCATTTAATGGTTGAACACCAAACTTTGAAAGAAGAGTTCCCTGACCCTCATACCCATCATAAGTGTCTACATATGCTTCTAATGGATACGCATTATCGAACTTGGATTCAATGACTTCTTTTATTATTGTTTTTTCTGTAAGGTATCTTCTTGGAATATAATAAACTTCAACTCCATACATGCGAAGTTGTTCGTTAATTAAACTTTGAACTAACGACTGTTCTGATTTTGATCCCTGAAGAAAAAATGGATTTAGCATATTATCCAATCATATCTAGTGGTGGTAATTCGTATGTATTGGACATTTTTTCCATAATATCTTCAAGTTCTTTTTGTGCATCATCATAAATTTGTCTTCCGTTTAATTCAATACCACCTGGAAGTTTAACTCCATGGAATTTTATTAAATTCTGTCCCCATTGTTTTTTGATGAGAGAAGTTAAATACATCTTTAAAAATGAATCATTCCATACTCTAGAATAATCACTTGGATCTAAGGTTCTGTAACAATCTATAATTAAGTAAGTGCCTGCAGTCACTGAATCCCAATCAATATCTAAGTATAAACGATCTTGTCTCTTGTTAAATCTAATTTGTTTTTGTGTTGTAAGTAAAAACTCAATATCTGCCAAGTAAGTTTTTGTCATTGCATAAGTTAAAAGTTCAGTTGAACCCCAATAGTAAATATCGTTTAGGAAAAGTTGATACTTCACACTAAACATATTGTTTGTGATAGTATTAGTCCCATCAAAGTGAAATATCTTATTTACACCAATTACAGATGGTGGAATTTGCAGATAGTTTCCACCTTCGTAAAAATTAAATTGGGTTGTCAATCCAACATTATGATCTACCGTTATTGTACTGATACCAACTCCGGAAGTTGGTTGTGCCTTACCTCTATTAATATCGTCTTCGGTAATTTGATATTTTAAAAAAGTTGGGTATACTCCATCAAAATGTCTTTCTTGAAAAAACTGAATGGCGTCATCTACCAAGTCTTCAATTTGCTCATCCGCAACATTAATTTCCAGAACTGGAGCACCCAGTTTCCTTTTGCAATAATCAATTAATTCTTGTCTACTGGATGGTTGTGCCATTTATCTATTTACCCCTTAAGGTATTTATGGTGCAGAAGATATTCCAGAAATAACTAAAGCATTTCCACTTGCAAGTCTATAAACAGTAGATCCAGAACTTACAAGAACATCATATACGTATCTACCTTCACTCAAAGATCTTGTTGCCGTGCTGCCCAATGATAAATTAAATTTACCCTCAACAGCACTTGTAAAACCAACATTAAAGGTTGCTACTGCATACATCGATGAACCAATAGAAACACTTTTTGCCATCTGTGATGAACCAGTCCATCCATCAAAATTGAAAGCAGATCCTGATGTAGTTTTTACGGTAAAACTATCAGTAAAAGTTGATCCTGTGTTGATTACAAGATTTGCCCCGTAAGCAACACCAGAGGTTGGATCAAAGGTAATTGTGTGAGTTGCCATTAGAATTTAGATACAACTTCTTGTTGTTTTAAGTAAAGTTTGATGTATGATTTTGAATAATTTCTCAAAATATCAATATTATCTATACTATCTATGTCTCTTGCAAGTTTTTCATATTCAAACATTTTATTGATGTCTTCCAAAATAATTTTATCTGGATCCATTAATTAACTCCTTTAGTAAACTCTTAATCTCACCCAGTTCATTCTTTACAGTTTCCATTTCACCCTCAATATTTTTTATTTTATTTGAGTCATTTTGTTTTGAGTTTCTAAGTGCAATATAATTGTTATATTCATTCATGTCCGTATTTAAAATTGCTTTTGTTTTTTGGTCACGTACTAGATTTACGTGACCCTCTACTTTTGCGTAATCCATAATTATGCGAGAGCAATAGTTCTAAGGTCTCTAAGTCTAGGTGGATATGCTTGATTTGTTGAAGTTCCAACAATCTTGACACTAAAGTATCTAAATGTTGGCAAGTTGTCAATTGTGAACTCAATATCCGTAAATTGTGCTTGATCACTAATCAATGCCAAAGTGTCAGATTTTGGTACAAACTTGTCTGAAGATCCATCACTATTTGAAATATCGATAACTTGACCAGACTGAAGAAGATTTGAATATCCTGGGAAAGGATAATAAATTAATTCTTCAGATGAATCTTTTGCAATTGCATAGAAAGCTCTCACATCATTATAGACATTCAGATATGCAGAAAGATAAAGTTTAATCGATGTTGCGGGAGATTCAAGAGAAATTGGATTTATTGCATAAACAAATGCATTAGGATCGTTAATTATGTCTGAAGTTCTGTTATCAGTTATATAATTTGTGATTGGTTGATTGACTCTATTGGAAGTGAGGATCATTGCAACACGATGCAAGTCAACAACAGGAGATAGTGAGGGGTTTGTGGTATTGAGGTTCAATTCCATTGTAAAGGATCTGTTTCCGGGTAAAGTTGTTAGTGAATTTGTCTCATTGACTCTGGAAGCAATCAA